ATTTAGCTATCAATACGCCTTTTGTGGTTGATTCCGATATTGCTACTCAAAATTCTACTGCCTTCACACTGGCTGATTTTCAGCATGCTAGTGACGCTTTAGCTGGTACAACAGGATCCATTCTTGATGTCTGGGGTGGTGAATATAAATTTGATAATTACCATATCAGTCTTTTACAGAGGATGGGAAAAACTGTTAACGGTATTCTGTCTTATGGACGAAATATTCAAACGATTGAACAAGAATCTGATATATCTACGATTTATAATTCCATCATTCCATATGCGACAGTTTCTCAACCATCTGGTGATAGTAGTGTTGATATTATTCATGTCTTATCTGGTAGTGATTATATTCAAGCAGGTAGTTATGCCAATCAATATCCTTATCCAATCACGTTGCCCGTTGATTTCTCTGACCAGTTCTATGCGTCTGACGCTAGTGCTGATGAGAAACAAGGTAAATACGCTTATTCCGACGCCCAATTAAAAGCATTGGCGCAAAAATATTTATCTGATAACGAAGTTGGAAAGCCAACTGCCAATATGACAGTAACGGCTATTGATTTATCGAAGTCACTTGAATATCAAGGAACGAACGAGCAACCAATCGAATTAGGCGATATTGTCCCAACGAACTATGAACCGCTGGCAATTAGTGGTACAGCAGAAGTCACACAAACTATTTGGGATGACATTACTAAACAATACGTTGAATATACGTTTGGCCAAAAACAGACGTTGACTAGCGCAATGGTTAGTATTGCTGATAATGCAGTTAGCGGTGTACAAAAACAAGTCACGGCAATTAATACGATTATCAATGGTTTGGGACAACCTGATTCATACTCTGGCGACCCTACAGCTGGTTACCCCCCTGATCCAGTTTTAGGACAAAAGTTCTTCTTAACAGATGGTAATAACCAATACATTTATCAATATTCCTATGATGATGTGACTGGCACGTACTACTGGAAAGAACTAGTCAGCACTTATACCGGTCAGGAAATAGATAATAAAGTTTCTTCTGTTGTTTCTGACGCCAAATCCTACACTGATGACTTGAATGATTCTCTTACTCCGCAAATAGCTGATATCAGCAGTCAAGCAGACAGTGCTTTTGATAAAGCCTCGCAAGCTATCTCAAGTTATGCTCAAGTTGCAAATCAGGCTTCGAGCGCTTATGCTACAGCTTCATCTGCAGCCAGTGATTTAGCAACGACAAAAAGTAGTCTTGCAAGCACGCAGTCAAGTTTGGCAGCTACCGCTTCTATGGCAGCAAAAAATGGCTCTGATATTGCTTCAATTAAAACAGATGTCTCTGGTTTACGCGGTTCTTTTGCTACAACTTCTGGTGCGGTTGCTGATTTGCAAGTAAATGCTTCGCAAGCTTCTTTAGATATTGCGAATGCCAAAGGCGACATTTCGAGCCTGCAAAATACAGCTTCCCAAGCAAGTATCGACATGGCAAACGCCAAAGGAGATATCTCATCACTGAAAAGCAGAGCTGACGGTTTTGATGGCGAGTTCCAGAATGCCAATGGAAGTTTGGCTGATCTTAAATTGCGTGCAGATGGATTTGATGCAACTGTCACGAAAGTTAATAACTTGCAGGTTGGTGGGACAAACTTGCTTCAAAGTACGAGTAGTTCGCTTCAATCAAAAACAATTACCACTGGCACGTACTGGGGTGACACTAATCGCTACCAAGATATACCAATATCCATAGGGCAAATATATACGTTTAGAGTTTGGTTACAATGCTCAACTAAAAATGTTTTAGCCCATGTGAAATGGCTTAATTCAAGTAAATCAGAAATAGCCGAATTTAATGGTAATCAAATAGCATTGGGCGATACTGGTGGATATTCAACAGTAACAACAGGAACTGCACCAGCTAATGCTGTTTACGCACGTGTAGAAACAGTGCGTTTTCCGGACGATAATGGTGTAGCCGGAGACGTTGTTTCATACAAAGAAGAAAAATTCGAGATAGGCAATATGCCTACAGCTTGGTCACCAGCTCCGGAAGACATGGCTACAGAAGCCGATCTCCTAATAACTTCTAGTGAAGTAGCCACTAAAGTATCGGAAGCCGACTTCTCAACCTACCAAACTCAGACTGCGAGTGCCATAGCGGCTAAGGTATCTAACGATTCATTTGCTAGTTACCAGCAACAAGTGGCTGACGGATTTAGTCAGACTGTTTCAACAAGCACGTTTAATACATTACAAACACAAGTCAATAATCTTGGGCAAACCAACCTAATTGCGAACTCTGACTTTAATCCCGATACCGGTGGATGGATTACATGGAAAAATGCAACACTTGGGACAGTTTTAAGCAATCTGCATAATGTTAGTGGGAAAAATGTTATGGAAATAACTGCTTCTACTACTGGACTTGGTCCAAGAGTAATTTCACAACCTATTCCTATTAATTCTTTGAATAGTACAACTTCTCCAACGGTATCGCTAAGCTTTGCATATTATGTATTTACAGGTTCCACCAATTATTTCCAAATTCAATATCTTGATGATGCTGGTACCGATATGGGATATGCCGGAGCAGTTGCTTTATCTGGCACTGGTTGGCAAGCCTACGTATTACAAAATAAAACTTTGACAATACCTACTGGTGCAACTCATATAGCTTTACTATTTGATGCTCGTGCTAATGGAAAACTTGGTATTGCAATGCCGATGCTTGTTAATGGTTCTACTATAGGATCATATGTTGCGGGACCTTATGTTGGACAAACGAGTGCACAATCGCAAACAGTAGAAGCAATAACAGATTTTGTTACTGACGGCAACGGCAATATCGGAACCTCGTTCTTAACCGCTTTTGAAAAAACAAGTCTTATGACGGGCTGGGATGGTTCAAGTTCGATATTCAACCAGACTAGTAGCCAGATAAACTTAGCAGTGAATGGTATTCAAGTTGGTGGAAGAAACTTAGTATTGGATACCAGCAACGCTAAAAGCCAAAATTCTAATGGAACAATAAACCAAGATACTTATAATCAATATGTATTTGCCAATCCTATTTCTACATGGGGATCTTCTGGTCAAGTATTAACGTTGAGTTTCAACTGGTCATTAACAACAGCGCTATCATCTAATGCAACCATTGGCGTGTTTTTCAATGAATCTCCTTGGCTGGGACAATCATTTACATTGCCAGCAGGTCAAACTTCTGGTACTATATCGGCTCAATTTACCTTAACTCAAGCCATGATAAATGCGGCTCCTACAGGACTCACAATAAGGCTAAATTCTAGTAGTTCCGTTACTATTCCTAGTGGCAACACATTAACAGAAACTAATTTTAAATTAGAAAAAGGCAACAAAGCTACTGATTGGTCAGCAGCTCCCGAAGATTTAACAACTAATTCACAATTACTAGCTGAAATAAATATTCAAGCTGGCACCACACTTATCCAAAACGACAAAATATATTTGAACGCTTCTTCTATCGTCTTCGGCGGCACTGCATTTATAAACGATGCGATGGTTACCGACCTATCGGCTTCCAAACTCACAGCTGGTACGATTGATGCAAGCAAAATTACCGTGATTAATTTGGACGCCAATAATATTTCGGCTAATGCCTCAGCATTCTTTACCACACAATGGGAAAGCAACTATGGACAATATTTGTCTATAACTGCTTCTGAAATCGACTTTATTACTTCATCTAATACTGCCAAAATAAATTCTAGTGGTTTTACAGTTTATCAAGGTAGCGGGCAATTTGGTTTCAATGTTACTAAGTGGGGCGATTCATCAGGTGGTACAACATCTTCATATGGAACTTATATGGGGACTTATACATCGAATGGATTCTTAGCATTTACTGGTAACGGAATTGGAAGTACTTTAGTCTGGATGGATTCCGGCATGTCCAAAGGGAGCCAGGTGGGCGAGCTTGGTGCCTGGAACTTTTACCGTGATATTTTGGTTGCCCCCGATGCTTCTAACACTAACCAATCTAGACAATTGTCATTCTTTGGTACTAATTATGGCATTAAAGCGGACAACTATAATTCATCACTTAATTTCTATACACAAAATCATTTCTGGTTCAGCCATAAAATCGTGGTTAATGGTTCGGTAGCTTCTACTTCACTACTTTCTCTAAAAACAATTATTGGAGAAATGGGAACAACCGAAGCTATTGACGATATTTTAGCAACAGATATAGAAAAATATTATTTCAATGATGATCCAGACCAAGTTACCCAATTGTCTCCGATTATCGATGACGTTAATTCAACGCCTAAATATTCAATTCCCGACATTATTAATAACGGAGATTCAGTAAATATTTATGCTATGGCTTCAATGAGCTGGCTAGCGATTAAACAGTTTGCCGCCGAGTTAGGTGATTCAACAATTAAAGGAACCGCTTTGCTTGATGGCAAAAACATTAAAGCAAATTCTTTATCAATTGGGTCAATTGATAGCAACTATATGTTTTTAGATGGTAATGGCCTTAACCTATCAAATAACACATCTGGCGCTAAATTAACACTTTCTGGGTCTGAAATTGATATGACCAGCCCGACTGCTGACAACTATGGGTCGGCAAAATTAGGCCTTAGTTCTGCTGGCGGAATGATTGTATCAACATTTGATACTGGTGGATCGCTGGTTGCTTCCTCAATGCTTGGTTCTGGCGGCATTGAAATACTACAAAATTATGGCACGCAAACTGGTGCTATTTCAACATTAAGTGGCAACTCGCTGACATTGTCTTATAATAACACGAGCGTTGGCATTAATTATTACAGCCCAAGTGCAGGCGTTGGGAATATCGATATTGGCTTTAGCGGCCTCTCTTATTCAGGACTGATTACGCTAAATGGCGATGTGAATATTCAGTCAAATGGCGGTAATTCATTTGCTTTGAATTTTCCTAATATAGATGAAACTAATGGACAGTCCAGCCATTCGAATAATCGTATTTATTCAATTGGTAATTATATGCAAATACAAGGATCCGGTGGAAACCCATTACAAGTTGGAACAGATGGCACACAAGGAGGCCGTATCTGGAGTATGTCGTTCTACAACAGAACCTACTCGTCTGGCTCAACCGTTACAGTCACTTCAAGCGGAACTCTCGGCAGAATAACGTCTGCTCGTAAATATAAGTTAGATGATCGTACTGCTGATGACTTGATTGCTCACGCTGATAAAATCCTATCTATTCAACCAAAAACTTGGTTTGATAAGGCTGAAGTTGAAGCTGTATCTAGCGAATTAGCAGGTAAGCAAGAAGCGCCAGAAGAAGCTCGTATTAAATCTTATTACGGTTTCATTGCTGACGATTTTGACGATGCTGGATTAAAAGAAGTTGTCTTGTACAACGAACAAGGTGGTGTCGAAGGCTTGCAGTATGATCGAATTACGACTTATCACAACGTTATCTTAAAAGAGCACGAAGATAAATTAGCCAATCTACAGCAACGTGTCACAGAATTAGAAAACGAAATCAAAACTTTGAAAGCCGCATAGGCTTTTTTATTTAGGAGAAAATATGGAAATCAAGAATCAAGATATTATCCCAGTTGCAAACTTTTTAGGTTCATTGAAGTTGCCTGCTAAGGTGGCTCGTGGCGTGGCTAAGTTTCAAAAGTCGCTGGCTGAAATTGCCAAAGACTTGTCTGAATCTGAAAAAGATTTAGTCAAACAGTTCGGCGGTTCAGTCGATGACCAGGGGCGCATTACGTGGCCTGTTGACTTGCCTACTGCACAAGTCGATTATCAGCAAGCTCATAAAGACCTGTTTGATGAAACGGCTGAAATTCAGTCTCGATACAAAGAAGAGTTCAGCGTTATCAAAGACTATTTCGCAAGTTTTGACCAAGACATCGATCCACAAAACTTACATGGGTTTGATGCCTTTATGGACGCTTTTGAACCAATCGAAGAAACAAAAGAGGCTAAGAAATGACGGAACAAAACAATATTAAAATCACAGATCATTCGATCATTTTTCACGGGAACAGTGTTCTTAAATCAGGCACGGTCGATGCAAGCCACATCAAAATTATTAATCAAGGAGACAAATAATGGAAATCAATAAATCACAGAGCTTCAATGCTCAAAGCAAAGACGCTAATGGCAGCCAAATTGCCTATTTCAATGGTTCGGTCAATGGTAGTAACGTCAGCCTTTCGGTCAATCCTATTAACGTACAAGGATTTAGTGCCAATCGTACTCAAATTGAAGCAGATTTTGCCAACTTTGAAAAGTCTGTTTTTGATGAAGCGGCATCACAAGACGTCACGCCTGCGAGTTAATACATGAATCCGGATGGCATTAGGTCTTGGCTAATGTTGATCGCAACAGGCATTGGCCTGCTGGGATCCATTTATGCCATATTCAGAAAAACATTAAATAAATTCTTCACAGACAACTTTAAAGAGTCCACTGAGTCCTTAAACGAAACAGTCCATTTACTCAATGAAAGTGTTAAAAAACAGTCCGAAATGTTAGATCATGATTTCAAAAAAATCCAAGAGATAGATGAAAAAGAGTCTGATCATGAGAAACGCATTCATACGTTAGAGGATTGGAAAGAATTTACAAATGGAAAATAAACAATTTAATATTTTAAAACTCATTTGTAGCACTGGCTTGATATTGGCCGGTGCTTTTATTTTGGAGGTAATTTTTCATTGACACATAAAAAGTTAAATACAATTTTAATAACAATCTCGGCTTTATCGGCTTTTGCGATTACTTCACCGGTCTTTGCAGCCAAAGGCGATCAGGGAGTAGATTTAAGCCACTATCAGACAAGCACAGCCGAGTTCGGACAGGCAAGCGACAAGTTTGCCATTATCCAATTGGGCGGCTATTATGATGGCTACTTTAGTCCACAGTCGACTTATGCTACACAAGTAGCGTCAACGATTGCACAGGGTAAAAGGGCACATACCTATATTTATTCTCAATTCTCCAGCAACGCTCAAGCTGATGAGATGCTAAATTATTATCTGCCCAAGGTTCAAACTCCTAAAGGCTCAATCGTGGCTTTGGATGTTGAATCAGGCAATCCAAACACAGCCAGTGTTAAATATGCTTTAGATAAAGTCCAGGCAGCCGGTTATACAGCTGTCTTGTATGGTTACAAAGCTTTTTTAACCAGTCATCTTGACCTAGCTTCTTTAGCTAAAAGTTACCCACTTTGGATGGCTGAATATCCTAACTACAACGTAACGACTAGTCCGAACTATAATTACTTTCCAAGTTTTAATAATATCCATCTATTTCAATTCACTAGTACCTATAAAGCCGGCGGATTAGATGGTGACATTGATTTAACTGGGATTACCGATAACGGTTATAAAGGCACAACTACAGCTTCAACCGGAGGCACAGCGGTAAAGACAACCACTTCTACACCAGCTGTTAAAGCCGGTCAACAAGCCAACAACACTCCAAAGAGTTCGATCACAGTTGGTGACACGGTTAAAGTCAACTTCTCGGCTTCTAAATGGTCGACTGGCGAATCAATTCCAAGCTGGGTTAAGGGTAAAAGCTATAAAGTTGCGCAGGTATCAGGTAACAACGTCTTACTAGCTGGGATTAGTTCCTGGATCAGTAAGAGTAACGTTGAGATTCTGTTAACCACTTCAACAGCTGCTAAAATATCCGCTCCTAGCTCAACTGGATATTACACGGTTCAAAGTGGCGACACACTCGGTGCTATAGCTGCTAAATATGGAACTACTTATCAGAAACTAGCTTCATTAAATGAAATTGGCAGTCCATATATTATCATTCCAGGAGAGAAGCTAAAGGTTTCTGGCTCTGCATCTTCCAGTTCAACTAGTTCTTATAAAGTTGTTTCTGGTGATACATTAAGCGAAATTGCCAGCAAGTATGGAACAAGCGTTGCCAAATTAGTTTCATTAAATGGATTAAAAAATGCCAACTATATTTATGTTGGCCAAACACTAAGGATTAAATAAAAGGAGAAATTATGAATCTATCAAATATCGATGTTACAGCATTAATCATTATTATCGCAGCTGTCTGGTTTGTCGTACAGTCAATCAGTGCTACTAAACTGCCAAGTAAGTTTTTACCACTGGTATCTATCGTTGCTGGGATTATTATTTCGGTTACTTATTCTTATTTAAGTAGTAAGAACATTCAATTAGAACAGGACCTGTTCTTTGGTCTCTTTGCCGGCTTTTCTGCCAGTGGTTTGGATGACACATTGACCAAGTCTATTTCTGGACTGATTGATAGCTTTGTTGGTATCTTGGTTTCAAAGGGAACTGATTCAACTAGTACGGATAGTTCAAGTACTGATACCACTTCTGCAAAATAGTGCTTATAATATCTTTGGGTACTAGCAATGAGGTACCCGTCCATTGAATAAACATCTCTATTGAAAACACCCACTGGCTGTATGCTGGTGGGTGTTTTTTATATTAAGCTTTGGATCTAATTATTATTAAGCAGCCATGAGAAAATTTATCGTACTAGTCGTTAATATAGTTTTAAATGATTTCGAATGGAATCTATCTCACTTATTTTTATTTTTGTTTTCATTCTGAATAATTATTGTCAAACACAAGTTAAGCGATTCTTGAAAACTATCGTCCGGAGAAATTGTAGGATCCGCAAACCAACCGCTACCAACATTTAAAATATCGCCAACTATTAAGTCACGTATACAACGGCTAGCTAGGATACGGTTATCCGAATCATAAAAAATACTATTAATCAGTCGATGCAAGAGATCACGCAAATTTTCAAAAGCAGTTTGAACTTCTGGATTTTGGTCGTCTCTTTGTACAGTCAAAACAAAACGGCTTAATTGTATATGCTTTAATGCTATTGATCTAAGTTCTGTTGCAAAAATAATTATCGCTTGTTTTCCAGAATGACCGAATACCTTGGTCTTCAATGATTCTATTACTTGAGTAACCGCCCAGCCAACTATGGCGTAACTTAATTGTTTTTGGTTATCGAAATACACATATAATGCTTGAGAATGTGTACCTAAATTGTGAGCAATCGTTGAAAATGTCAAAACTTTATCAGCTTCGATTATGTTCACGCCGGCCTGAACAATTTTTTCGGATGTCAAAATTTGATGTGGCATATAAAAATCTCTTTAATTAAATGATGGTAATTGACAATTACATATTATCATTTATAATTACACATTGTAAATGTATGATTATCCAATCTTTGAAAATTAGCACTTACATTTATAAACAACTTAAAAGCAGCTCTAAGAGTGAGCTCCACCAAATAAATAATAACGATTATTGAATTTTTATACCATTCTGGCTGCTTATTTTCCGATTGTTTTAAGGCTTTTATAGAAAAAGGAGATTTTGAAATGAACGTTGTATTTTTAATTGTTATTGGATTAATCGTTGGTACCTTTGTGATTTTATTTGGTGGTGGTGGTGCGGCTATTTATTTAGGAATTTTGACGGGGGTAGTTGGCTTGAATGCATCCACAGCAGCTTCTACGTCACTAGTGACAGTCTTACCATCTTTAATTTTAGGAGTTTGGACTTATTATCGGCAAGGAACGATTAAGACGAGATTGGGAAATCAGATGCTTATCACAGCAATTCCAGCGGTCATTATCGGTTCATTAATTTCTTCTTATATTCCGGATAATTTATATAAATGGATAGTTGGAATTATTTTAATTTTACTTGGTATTAATATGCTGTTCCAAAAACAGAAATCACAGGTTGATCCTGTTATGTCGAAGCAAATTAATCGAAAAGACCGGTTTAAAGCTGGCATATTCGGTATCATTGGTGGCTTAATGGTTGGAGTTGCTGGAATGAGTGGTGGCGCTCCAATTATTGCCGGTCTCTTTTTAATAGGCCTGTCAACTGTGAATGCTGTAGCAACTTCAGCCTACGTACTCGTATTCATGTCGGCAATTGGAACTGTCTTTCATATTGTAGGAAGCCAAGTTGATTGGAATGCCGGTATTAGTTTAATGGTTGGGGCCTTAATCGGGGCGGCTATTGGTCCTAGATTGTTAACAAGGTTGACTAAGAGTAAAGTTGGTAAATATATTAAACCAGTAATTGCATTTTTTTTGGTCTTATTAGGTTTTAAAACCTTGTTTTAAAAATAAAGATTTATATCGATGGTTTAGTCTGAGAAATATTCTTTCTTACATATTTAGATAAATAATAAAAATAAAGAGAAAAGGGAGATGCTGAAGCCGTTTAAAGATCAATAAATAATTTTTTTATCCTTGCTCTCCCGAACACCTGTTCGTATAATTAATCTATGACAGCTGAACAGATAATTATCAAAACTGTTAAAAAACTTCCAATTCCAACTAAAGGCCATGTAATTTATTATGATGAATTACTAAAACTAACTGGTTTAGAAG